GCAGTCACGGTATCGATGCGCTTGCCGAGCGCGGTATCGGCACCGGCGCGTGTCGTCGTTTCCGACGTGATCGCCGCGGCATTATCGTTCGCCTTCGCAACGACGGTATCGATGCGAGACGACAGCGCACCGTCGGCGTCGGCACGCGCGGTCGCCTCTTGCTTGATGGCAGCCGCCGCGTCGCCGACGCTTGCTGTCACGGTGTCAATACGCTTACCGAGGGAATCGTCGGCCGTCTGCCGCGCCTGCTGCTCGGCCGTGACCGCCGCGCCGCGCTGACGCGCCTCATCTACAACCGCATCAGCCCGATCCCTCGCCTCTTGCGCGATCGCATCCGTGCGATCCTTCACCTCCTTCGAAATTGCGTCCGCACGGGCCTGCGCCTCTCCCGCGACGGCCTTAGCCCGGTCTGTGACTTCCTTCGCGATCGCCGTCGCGTTATCCTCGACGCCCTGCTGAATCCCGGGAATTGCGTCAATCGGCTTCTTCAGATCCTCGCCGAGCGCCGAGTGCGAAATCTGCCCTTCGAAATATTTCTCGTACTCGCTTTGATCTGCCGACGGTTGCCCCTGCACACCGGGGCCGGTCGCCGGAAACCATGGGCCGATATTCCCGGTCGTGTCGACAAGCCGCGCCCAGAAATAAAACACCTGGCCGACGGCGAGCCCTTGCATGGACGTCGACGCTTGCGGATACGCGTAATCCGATAGCTTGATTGCATCGGCACGATTCGGCGTGCGGCTGTACCAGAGCTCCGTCCGCTGCGCATCGCCGGCCGTCCCATCGCCCGGAAATGCCCAGGACAGGTTGATCCCGTACACAACGCCGGCAGCCTTGAGCGATACGATCGCCGGCGGCGGCGTCGTTTTTCCCTTCAGCTGCGTTTCTGCGCTGACGGCCGGCAGCGACGTGACGTTCATTACGTTTTGCGCACGAACGCGCGCAACGTACCGCCCTTGATAGATCCCGGGCACCTCGACCTGCAGGCCACCCGTGCGCGGCACGCTCACCCACTCGCCGTTATCCTTCCGCCATTCCGGCAGGTAGGTCACCGAGTTGTCCGCGGCATCCCACGCGATAACCATCGTCGTTTTGGAAATGCCCTGGTCGACCGCCGAATACGTCGTGATGCGCACGTTGGTCGGGGGCGCCTGCACCGACGGCGGCACGACCGTCACCGGCCGCTGCTGGATCTGCGCTCCGTCATCGATCGCCGCGTACTTCCCCGGCTCGTGCTTCGTCGCTGTGATCGTGTACTCGATCAGGCCGTCGTCATCACCCTCCTGCACGCTCACGACACGGTAGAGCTGCGCCGCGACGTCGGCGTTTTCCAGCATCCATACAGCGCCAGGCACGGGGTCCGCGTCGAACCGATCCGCGAGCGTGAGCACATCACCATCAACCGACTTCACCGCACGATACTGCGCAACGCCTGACGGCAGGATCGCCGTGAAGCGGTCGCCAGGCGCCACGGTCGGCGCTTTGTCCAGCGTGACGACCGCGCCGGCCGCCGAACGAATCCGGCCACCGATGCGCCGGCCCGCCTTCCGCGGATCCGCGATCGCGATCACCTGCCCGGGGCCGACGAGCACGCCATCCATTCCGACCTTGAACGACACCGTGCCCGACTCGTAGCGCGACGTCAGGAGCAGCCACTGTCCAAGCCGATGCGCCTGCGCCTGAGACGTGCACCCGAACGCCGTAACCTGCGTTTTGATAACGCCATACCGTGCGATACCGTCCTCATCCGGTACGTACTCGACGGCTTGTTTGTACTGGTTCGTCGGATCGTTGTAACTGACGAGCGCGACCGTATATCGTGTCTTGCGCTCGCTCCCGACGTATCGGAACGCCCCATCGATCACGTTGGCAGCCGTGTACACGTACGCCGGATCAGACGGCATATCCGCCGATGCAACAACCGCCCCCGGCCCCCAATACGCAATACCGCGGAACACTCCAGCTATGTCCTGCAGCACCTTGTACGCGTCGGCCGCCGACTGGATCACGCAATTGCACGTGAAGCGAGGCTCGACGCCACCCTTGCCGTCCGACACCATCACGTCGCAATAGCGCGCGATCTCGTACAGCCCCCACTTGTCGACCATAGACGCGTCGACGGTCCTACCGAGGCCATACCGGTCGTTCAGCAGCAGGTCATAGAAAATCCATGCCGGGTTATTCGTCCACGCCGGCTTGAACGTCCCGTCCCATGCCCCCGAATAAGTGCGCGTCTCCGGATCGTAATTTGACGGCACGCGAATGATCAGGCCGCGAATGTGGTACGAACGCACCGGCACCTGCGAGAACGATCGAGCATCGAACGTCATGCCGACGAGCGCTGTCATCGGATACCGCAGCTTGCGATCGATCACCTCCGTAATAGCTTCGATGTTCACCGCGTCAGCGATCAACGAACTGTGCGCATTCGACGTGATGCGGCGCACACGCGCCAGCCATCCAGTTTTCGCGCGCGGCAGCTCGATCCGGTGCGAACGCTCATAAAGCGATGTCGTCTTGCCGTCGAACGCCGTCGACAGCACCTGCGCGTATGACCCACCGTCGACCGACAGATCGACTGCATACTCGACCCGGTAACCGAAAACACCCGTCGCCGGATCACTTTTTTGCAGCGCCGGCAAACCGAATCGAATCCGGCACGCGGTAAGCTGCGTGTTTTGAATCTGCCGCACCCACGGCGCGTCAGACGTCAGGGGCACACCGATAGCAGATTCGCGCTCGACCGCCGGAAACCCCGGCATGAACTCCTGGTCGAGCGTGCCGGTGCGCACGTCGACGCTGTAATTCTGGACGTTGACCGATCCGTCGGAATTTTGGATCGGCGTGCCGTCGAGAAACACCGACTGCATGCCCTTCACCAGACCGACGATCGGTCCCTCCGAAATGATGTCGAGCACCTTCGCGCGCGCGATCGAGTGCAGGTTGTCCGGTGATTCCCCACCCCCACCACCGCCACCACCGCCCTTTGCGCCGTTGATCCGTTTCAGCCCGGATTCCGCGTAGATCTTTTTCACACCTGATCCTCTGTGTAAATGCCCGAGCTGACGACCTTTGACCCGACGACCATCTCGCCGTACACGAGCGACACCGGTTCGCCTTGCGCAGCGCTGTTCACCGGTCCGTTGAAGTAGTACGACGTGCCGTTGTCGGCCAGCCCGGCAAGCCCGGCCTGCTGCGGGCTCAACATCTGTGCGACGCCGCCGAGCGCCATCGAGACACCCAAGCCGATCAGCGTCGGCTGACTGAATACGAAGCCCGCCACGGCCAAGGCGGCGCCGAGAATCGTCTGGAACAGGCCACCGCTCTTGCTGCCAATAATCACCGGAGCGATTCGAATTGCGTCGCCGCCGACTGGCGCGTCGAGATCGTCTTCTCGCAGGTTCCGGCGCCCGTTGAACACTGCGAACGTCAGCCCGTTGTCGCGCGCGTCAAGCAGGAACTGCCGGAAACCGGGAATCAGCACCGACAGCGCCCGCACCGCCTCCGCTGTCGACGAAACAGCCAGCCGATGAACTCGCCCGAATCTCGCACCCGCAATCCCGTAAAGCCTCACCTCGCGCAGCGCGTCCGTCACTTGGCACCTCCGACATGGCGCAGTACGGTCGTGCAGCTGTCGCGCCACATCGAGCCCCACACCGCACGACTCGACAGGCGCCCGTACATGTGATGCGCGAACATGCCGTCACCGAGATAGACGCCGGAGTGATTCGGCACGCCGTTTTTGCTCCGCACCTGCATCAGCAGGACATCGCCCGGCTCGAGTTGCACGTCGCGCCCCATGTCGAGAAATCCGGCGTCCTGGTAGTGCGCGATATACAGGTTCGAATGCCCGTCGGCCCACCACCCATCCTTGCGCTCGAAATCCCGCAGCGAAATCCCCCGCTCGGCGAGGTACCAATCGCGAACCAGCGAGTAGCAGTCGAGCACGCCATGCAGATACTCGCGGCCGTACAGCGGTGCGACATACCCGCTCGGCCCAAACTCGCACCACTTGTCGATGCCGACCGCCCCGTCGGCCTGCACGCCGAGCGAAACGATCACCCACCGCGGAATGCCGGCCCGCTCGCACATTGCACGGTCCCCCATGCTCGGCTGCGCCCTCCCGTTCGGGTGCGAGTGCACCATCGCAAGTACTTCCCCCATGTCCTCCGCGTCTGCATAATCCTCGGCCGCCAGCCCGAATTCCTCGGTCGGATCCGCCGCGACATTCCGGCCGGGCACGTACAGATCACCCGATGCGGTTTCCACGATCAGCCCGCAGCACTCGCGCGGATACTCGGCGAGTGCGTGATCTGCGATCGCCTGCTTGATTCGTTCGTCCATAAAAAAACCCGCCGAAGCGGGTCCTATTAGTGAGCGGGAAATAAAAAACCCCGCACTTGGCGGGGTTCGTGGAGTTCTGTTCGGTGCGCCTACGCGCGGGTGCCCAGCATGGTGCGGAGTTGGTCGACAAACTCAGCGCCTGGGTGTTGCTCCCATATTTCCAGCACGAGTGCGATCTTCTCGGCCGTCAGCGTCTCACGACCCATCTTCGTGGCATCGTCGCTCGGCGCGGCGATCGGGCCGCACCAACGCACGTTATCTGCCCACGCCTTGGAAATGTCATGGCTGCACTCGTCGCCGATGTACTGCGCGCACCGGCCCCATGGCTTTTTCGCAACTTCAACCGGTTCCGGCGCGCGTCCAGCTTCGGAAATCCAGTAGAACCCTTCAACCGTCGGCCGATCGTTCATCCACTTCATGACACTCAACATAATGATTTTCTCGCCTCCATGATCGCACTATCACGACAGCGTGTCGCACAAAAAGCCGCCGTGCGGAAGCGGGTTGTTCACGCCGAATCGGCACTCGCACCCGCTGATTTTCTGGCTACAGCGATCGAGCGCCGGATCGCTCACCGGTTTATCGCTTTTGTCGAAATACACCATGCCGACATATCCGCACACGGGCCCGCGGTAGCGCCACTGGCACGTGCCGACGACCTGACGCGCAGGCACCTGCTGCCCGCCGAAGTCGAGCGGCGATGACAACGTGAACTCGACCTGCAGGCCGGGCTGCTCGTCGCTCTTCTGCTCAATGCGCCATTGCTCGACAGGCCATTGCTCATTCGGGTCCGCGGTCGGATTGTCGCCGGTGAAATTCACCGCGTCGAGGTACTTCGCCAACGTGCGCCGCCGGAACACCTTCGCACCGACGAGATCGTCGAGCGCGACGCACAGCGCCGTGATCGTGCCGTTGAAGTCGCCGACAGTCAGCGTCGGCGCCGGCTGCCGTGCGTCCGATGTTCGCTCGAAGCCGACCGCCTGGATCGGCCACGGCTTGTACTCCAGCCCTTGCCACACAATCGACGTCGACTGCAGATGCCCGTGAAAGCGCAGCACGTCCCCGTTGATCGGCGTGCAGTCGACTTCGAACAATTCCACCCGATGACCGGGTTCAAGCTGTTGGATGTCCGATGTAATGGTCATCGCATGAAACTCCGATATTCGTTTCGAATCGCTACAACGTGGCGCACTACGCAGCGACGCGTCGTGCCGTCAGTTTTCCGTAGCACGGGACATTCGCATTGGCAGCGGCTTGCGCGTTCATATATACAGTGGTCACCTTGTCAAACCTAACGCGCACTTCGGGCGTCGTGAAGCTCGACCAGCCGGTTGCCTGCATGCCGTCGACACCCGAAAACTGGCCGAGCGGGATCGAGCCGGCATCAACCGACACCCCGACAAACGCCATCGTCAACATAACGCCCGATGCGTTGTAGTTAAAGATCATGTTGCCCTGGACGTCCCATTCGCCGGGCGCGAGATTCAGCGATGCAGTGGCAACTGGCGAGCGATTTCCAGGCAGCGAAATGCTCGAGTTGGCCTGGCTGACGATCTCGCCGACGTTTCCTGCAGACGGCGCGACCCCATCCTTTCGGCCGGCGACGTTCAGTTTTCCAGACGGATCAAAATTACCCGTGTCAAAGGGAACTAACCCGTTCAACCATCGCGGTCGATTCGGAAGTGCAAGCACGCCATCCGGGCCGAACACTGCCCACGTTTCTTGTCCGGGCGCCCCTGACTGAAAAACTACGTTGTATTCGCCAGGATTGTTGTAGACCCGCACCTGACCACTCAACAAGCCTTGATTGAACGAAATCACTCCAGTCGAGATGCCGCCGCCAATGCGCGCCCCACCAGCGAGCGTCATCGTAGCCGCCTTCAGGCTCCCGCCGACCTCGAGGTCGCCACCCACGATCTCGTTCCACAGCAAACGCCCCCTTCGAACGATGTGCCAGTACGCGCCACCGTCGGCTGCCCACTCTGCCCAATCGCCATTATTCAGAATGCTGACCGGCGACCCGTCACCAGGTTGCATCGCGAGATTGACCTTTGGGCCCAGATTGAAAATATGAATGCTCGCGTTCTGATCAACAGATGACACCTTAGGGAACGTTATCCACTTTCCCTCGCCCTTCATCACCACACCAAACCGCGTACCAACCCGACCCGACTCAATCACGGTGTCGTCGGTAAGAACGTCGTACTCGAGCGGCAGGTGGGATCTCAATACGTCGACGTTCGCGTTGAACCGCATATTCGCGGCGCGCTGATCGTCACCTCCGGCACCGCTCGGCGCCACGCCCAGATTTGCTTTTTGAAGTTTTGACATGCTTTCCTCTACGGCGCGAACGTCGGTTCAAACTGCGCCGTGATCGTGTACACGTTGCCGTTCTTCACGGGCTCCGTGTACTTCTCACACACGAATCGCCCCTGCGGCCGCAGCGGTGGCGTCCAGAAAAACGACATCGCGCCGGCACGCGCATCGAGGAACGCGAAGATCGCCGAGATCTTGTCGGCCTTCCCCACGAATCGAAGGCTGTACGACGTCTGCCGATTGTTGAGGCCGTCGGCCGCGCGCTGCGTGTACCCATCGCCGAAGCCAGCCTTTCGCACACGCAGCGTCGTATCGCCGCCGAACCCCTCAACCGTCGGCGACCAGATAAACGTGTCCGTCATCACCCCATCCCGTTTTTCAATTTCCAGAGCGTGCCACCCTGACGACTTTCGACCGCGATCAACCCCTGCACCATCTGCGTGAGCTTCTTCACGAATTCCGCGCTCGCCATCATCTGCGACGCATTACCCGTGCCGCCGTCGATCGTCACCGGAATATTCAGCTCGATTCCGCCGCTCTGCGCGCCAAGCACGCCACCGCCTGCCGAGCCGCCACCAACCAGCCCGCCGTTCGCAAACTTCGCGAACCCGAGATCCTGGCCGCTGTTGATTGCCTCGAGCAGACGAAGCACGCCCGGCTTGCGCACCGCCGCGGCCTTCACGACGAATTCCTCGTTGGAGAGCCACGCCGGAATGCTGTCGCTCGTCGACGTGCCTGGGCCAGCCACCTGGCCGCCGGTCGCGAGGTGGAAGCCGTACGCGTTGCCGCCACCCGCCCCGAACATCTCGGACAGGCCGCCCGCCACACCGCCGAGCAACGAAGACGAACTGAATCCGCCCGCGCTGGCCGCGCCCAGCCCAAGCGCCGAACCGAGCGCACCGAACACCGGCGCCATCGCGGCCCGCGCGGCGAATCTCGCGAGATCCGCGATCATGCTGTTGACCAGCCCGCGAAAATCGAGCTTGCCCGTCGACACGAACGAAGTAAGCGCGTCCTCCATGCTGCGGAACGAACTCGAAAACGCGTCCTCCGCGCGGCCCGCCGCGTTTTCCGCCGACTCCTGATACAGCGCCACGGCACGGCTCGCACCGATGCGCCAGTCGCGCTGCAGTGCGAGCCGTTGGTCGACGTACCCACGTTCGCGCTCGACCTGGTCAGACTCAGCCCGGTTGATGCGGTCGATTTCCGCCAGGTACTCCGGCGAGCCGAGCGTGCCGTCTTTGCGCGCGCCCTTCCTGAAATCGTCACGACGGCGCCGGAATTCATCACCGACGCGGCTCGTCGCCTGGTTCAGCTCGCGCGCGTTGTCGCCCATCGGCATCGCCGCCAGCTCGCGCTCGACCTCGCGCTGACGTTCCGACGCATAGTCGGCCAGCTCCGCATCGATCTGCGCGCTGCGCTCCTTCAGCTTGTTGATCGCTTCGTGATAACGAACCTCCTTCTCCAACTGCACCGCGCGGTCGTACGCCGCGCGAATTGCAGCCTGATCACGCATCAAGCTCTTGTCGCCGTCGGTCAGCTTCGTGCGCTTCGTTGCCAGGTCGGTCAGCTTCTGGTCGAACCCAATCCGATCCTTTTCCGACTGCGTGAGCTTGTCGGTCACAACGGCCTCGACGCGCAACTGCGCGATGCGCTGCGCGATGTTGTCGAGCATGCGCTGGCTTTCCGGCTCGGCCTTCGAACCGCCGGACCGACTCTTGTGCGCGAGCCCGGGCGCGTTGACGCCAATCCGCGCGACCTGGCCGGCTGATTCCGACACGGTGTCGTCAAACGCCTTTTTGCCGCGCGCCGCAGCTGCCGCCAGCGCCGCGTCAGCGTTGAACCCGAATTTCTCGAATTTCTTGCTGACGAGATCCGCCTGAAACTCGGCCAGGGCCCCGGCGACGACCATCTGCTGATTCATCAGCGCGAGTTCGCGCGTCAGATTGTCGATATTCCGCCGCGCGCCGGCCTCGGCCTTCGCGTCCTTGTCTTGAATCGCTTTTTCAAGCGACTTGTAGGCGTCAGCACGCCCCGCAATCAAACCGGCCTCCCGGTCCTCTTCCGTTTTCCCCCCCTTCCTTTTCC